CGAACACCTCGCGCTTCACCATCATCACCCCCATGCCGATGTAATCCACCGGCTGGAGCCCCTCAGAGTCCGGCGCGGTATACACCCGCCCGATCTCGCCGTTGTTGTCCATCATCGCCACCGGCTTGACCGGCATACGGCGCGTCGCATAATTCGCGGCCACGATGGGCTTGTCGCGCAGGATGAGGTGCCCGATGGTTTCCCTCGGGAACCGCATGTCTGAGTCAAGCCAGAGGAGATAGTCCGCCTTCTCCTCCAGAGCCTGCCGCGCAAGCTCCATCCGTTGAGAGGCGATCAGAGTCCCGTGCGAGGTGTAAAGCAGCACACGGTCGTCTGTTGTCGCGGTGTGGAACGACATCGCGCGCGCTAGGTCATAGGCGAACGAGGTCATCACCGTGTCCCTTGCTGGGACTAAAATTGCGACCGAGCGGCTCATACGCGCCCCGGCCGTGTTCTAAAAAACCTGTTGTCTGCGTCGTTCAGCCAGGCCTTCATCTTCTTCGGGTCGTCAACGATGCCCTGGCTCTTCAGCCGGTAGAACAACGGCATCGGTATCGAGGCCACCTTGCTCCACTCGCCCCAGCGCGTCCTCTCGTCGGTCGCTGAATACTGGGCCTTGTTCTGCTCTACGATGTCGCCGACCTCGAAGACCGTCTCGATGGTCGCCTCGTCACGGTCGGCGTCGTAGTGCCACCACTTCGTGGTGCCTGTCGTCGGGTCAAAGTCGAAAAGCTTCTTGCCCGAAGATTGCATATTTACCTCAACTCAAAGGGCGCCGGCACAATTACCGGCGCCCCCGAGTTTACATCACCCGATTAGGTCGTGGTGAGGTCAGCCGCGAGGCCGTGCGCGGCCTCGGTGTTGACCTTGAGGCCCCACTCGACCACCAGCATCCGCTTCTCGGCGTCGCCCGTCTTGGCGAGCTGCACCGTGCTGAACGGGCGCAGGAACGAAACGGCCGCGTACTCAGGGTCGAGCACGAAGGCGTCACGCTCACGCTGGAACCGGTTCGGGACCACGTTCACGCTGCCGAAGTCGGAAACGTAGACATCGGCCGCGCCGATGATGGTCGCCTGGCGGTTGCCCGTCACCTCGCGGCGGATCTCCGCGATGCCGGCAAAGCCCGACACGCGCGCCTTGTTCACCGGGCCAACCATCAGCACCTTGGGGGTGCCGCCGGACGCCCAGACCTTCTGGATGACCGACTTGAGGATGGCCTCCGTGAAGGTGCGCAGGTTGGCGGCGGTCGCGTCGGTGCGGGTCGCCGTCGGGGACGAGGTGTACACCGGATCGGCGCCGCCCGTGCCCTTGTCGGTGTTGGTCTTGAGGAAGGCCAACAGCGAGCCCGTCTTGCGAAGCGCCGTGCTCACGCCAGCCGAGCCGGCCGCGGCCGCCTGGTTGGTGAGGCAGATGCTCTCCATGTCGCGCTTGATCTCAGCCGAGCGCTTGGCGAGCTGGTAGGCCAACTCCGAACGACGGCCGGCCTTGTCCACCGACTCGAGGGTGCCCGAGATGAGCAGCGTCTTGTTGCTGATCTGGGTGTAGTTGCCGAGGCGGACGGTCGCGGCGGTCGAGTCGAAGGTCGTGATGTCGTCGCCTTCCACCTGCGCGTTCGTGGTGCTGGCGGCGGCGAGCGAATCGGTCTGCCACTCGAAGTAGGTGTTCTTCACGTTCTCGCGGCCGACGTTCGACATGAACGGCGTCTCTTCCGGCGAGATGTTGTAGATCACATTCGAGAGGGACTCACGGATACCTTTTGCGTTGAAGGTATCGAACGTATTGCTGGTCTGGGACATTAGAAGTTACTCCAAGAATTGTTCAAACACGGCAGCCGCGTCGCGCGTGCTGCCACTATTTGCGAGTCTTGAAAAAGCGGCCTTCGATGCGACGACCTTGGACGACTGCGGCGTGGAGGCGGCTCCGGCCCTCATGGGCTTGGCCTTCTGGATGATCTGCGGACGCATCTGATCGCGTTTGCTCATCAGCTGGTCGAACATCATCGCCTTGCGCAGCGCCAGGACGGCCCGGGCGTCGTAGATGTCCGAAATCTCCTCGACCGTAAAGCCGAGTCTTTCGGTGGCATATTCGACGATCTTCGCCTTCTCGGCGCGCGCCTTGTCAGCGTCGCGCCACTCTGGCATGGCCTCCAAGAGCTTGCTGCGTTCGGACTCGAGGGTCTTCTCGGCCTCCGCTCTCTCTTCAGCCTGCTGCTGCTCCACCAGAGCCTGCTTCTGGGTCTGCACCCACGCCGCCTGCTCTTGCCTGGACCGGACCAGCTCTCGCTGTCTCACCCACTCGACCGGGTTCTCGGCGTAGAGCCTCTCCCAGTCAACCTCGGGCGGTTGCAGCGACTTGAGCGTGCCCTCCAGGGCTGCCAAGGTCTGCGCATACCGTTGCCGCTCTTCCCGCGCCAGGGCAGACTCTTGCTGTGCCTGTTTCCGGGCCTCGGCGATCGCCTGCGTCTTGCGCGTGTAATCCGCGGTGCGGGAGTAACCCTTCAGCAGCTCATCCAGCGGGACATCGACTTCTTCCCCGTCAACCTTGACGCGGAATGTCTGGCCCGGCTGGGGCGCCTCTTCGGCATCCTCCTCGCCTTCGGTCTGCTCGCCCTCGTCGGCGGACTCGCTTGCCGCTAACTCGGGCTCATCTTCCACCACGCCTTCCGTTTCGGGCTGCTCGTTTTCGCCTTCATCGGCGGCGAGCATCTGCTCGAAGACATCTTGCGTGGACTGTACGTTTCCCGGGGGTGTACCCGTGCCGGTAGTGCTCATGAGTCCATTGTCACCGTCTACCAGAGATTTTGTCGATGTCTCGGTTGGCGATGGCGCCGTTGTCGATCACCACCCGCAGGTGGCGCTGGATCTCGGCCAGGATGCCGACCGCGAGCCACAGACGCTCGCGCTCCTCTTGGTCGGCGGGCTTGCTCTGCCGCCAGGCTTCCATGTACCGGCGCTCGAGCTCGGCGAAGGCCTCGGCCATGATGGGGTTCTCAAGCAGCTCCTTGGCCTGCACCCCCTTGCCGGCGTCGATGTACGGGTTGCGCTCGCTCAAGCCAGCAGCCCGGTCTTTGGGCGGTTCTTCATGGCGCGCTTCAAGAGCTTGCCGCCCTTGTCGGCCTTGTTGAACTCCTTGGCGACCTTCACCGGCACGCCCACCTTCTTGGCGAAGGCAGGATCATGCGCGGCGGCTGCCATGAGGCGGGCTTGTTTGGCGGACTTGCTAGGCATCAGCGGCTCTCCTTCTGCTTTCGGTATCGGTCCAACAACCGCCGCCCCTTGGCGACGGCGCTCGCCTTGTCACCCTGATGCCCCCACGCCTCGAGGCTCAGCTTGAGGCGGGTCTTGTCGCCCTGCTCGTCCACCAGAAGCCCGGGCATGGAACCCATTCGCGTCAAGAATGAACCCTTGCGCCGCAGCTCCTGCGGCGAATCTGGCGCTCCCTTGACGGGCGACTTCAGCGTGCCGCCGGTCTGCGCCTTGTACGACGCGCGCCCCTTGGCGTTCAATCCGCCGCGCGGGTTCTTCCCGGCGGCGCGTTGCCACGCCGGCGTCTTCACCCGCGCTTCTTCGCCGTCTTCTTCGAGGCCTTGAAGGCCGCGGCGGTCGGAGCGCCCTTGGCGCCAGGCTTGCGCATCTTCTCGCCGCTGCCGGCGGCGATTCGCGCGCGCTTGGCGTTTATGTTGGCATAGAGTCCGGGCTTCATGGCATGAATTTCTCGTGTTAAAAAATCGTCAGAAGTCTAACTCAAGCATCTCCCGGCTGCTGCGGGCGAACGGAGAAAACCTCGGCGCTATGTTGAGCGGGATGTACTGCTCCGGCTCCATATAGGTCGGAGCGGGTGGAATGTACTGAATTGGCTCCGCATAGGACGGAGCGGGCGGGGTGTACTGCATTGGCTCCGTGTAGGACGGAGCGGGTGGGGTGTACTGCATTGGCTCCGCATAGGACGGAGCAGGCGGAATGTACTGGATTGGCTCCGCATAGGACGGAGCAGGCGGAATGTACTGGATTGGCTCCGCATAGGACGGAGCAGGCGGGGTGTACTGCATTGGCTCCGTGTAGGACGGAGCGGGCGGGGTGTACTGCATTGGCTCCGTGTAGGTCGGAGCGGGCGGGGTGTACGGCGCTGGCGCATACGCCGGAGCCGACTGCACCGGCGTGTCCTGCATCTGCACCGGCATGATGGAATCAAAACCCTGCACGGCAGGCGCCGACGGCGCCTCGCTCTTGGCCGGCAGGGCTTGATCAAAAGGGAACGAAAAGCCCCCCATGTACGGCTGCGGCATCACATCGGGGCGCATCATCAAATCGGGCTGCGGCGTGACCGGCCCCATCTCGATACGCTGCCCGCCGGGGCCATAGCCCAGCGGGTACCCGCCGGGGCCATAGCCCGGCTGGTACGCGCCGCCGCCAATCGGCATCGGCTGAATCCGCGCGAGGTCATCTCTGGCCGTTATCGGCTGCGGCAGCGGCGGCTGCTCCGGCTGGAAGAGGTCCTCGAACATCTGCCGCCGTCGGCGCATCCGGCCGCCCATCCCGCCGCCACGGCGACCACCGCCGCCGAAGCCGAATCCGCCGCCGTAGCCGCCGCCAAAAAAGGAGGTCGCCGCGAACGGGTCGAAGGCAGGCCCGCCATAGTACTGCTGCGAGAAGTAGCGGGAGAATGCGTCGTTGATGGTCGGCTCGTAGGCCGGCGCGCGCATCCCGCCGCCGAAGCCGCCAAAGCCGCCTCCGCCGCCCATGTCATAGCCGCCAAATTGCGTGCCATAGCCGCCGCCGCCGAACGGGTTGTATCCGCCCATTCCGCCGCCATAGCCACCCATGTCGTCAGTAAATCGCCCGGCAAATGATGGCCCGTAGTCCTGCCTCAACCCCATGCCGCCGCTGTAGCCGCCGAAGCCCATCGGCGAGGCCTGCTGTCTCTGCCCCATGAATGCGTTACTCATGCGTCACCTATTCCGACAAATCATAAAAGGCCAATGAACCGATGGCAGACCCGGTGCC